TGCCTTGGGTTCCACGGCAACGGGCAAAGCCTCGTCGCCACCGTCAACAACGGTGCTTTCTTCGGACATGTCTTCCTCTCGGGTTTCGCCTGAGCGGGCGATGCGCTGGCCCTGAAGTCAGGGCATAAAAAAGCCGCAACGTGTGCGGCTTGTTACTGTTGCTGGAAGTCTCCAGCGGCTGGCATTTGCATGCCGTTGGCGGCATCTATGCTGGGTGTGTTGTCGGGGATCTTGTCGATGCGCTGACCTTGCAGCAGCATCTCGTGATACTGCTTGATGGCTTGGACGTTATCGCTAGCCGCTGCCTGTTGACTCTGGCCGACCTTGGCTGCCGTCAGTGCAGGCATGAGCTGCGTTTCGACCTGCGTCTTTTGTGCGTCGGCATGGGCGCGACCGGCTTCCGCATTGATCTTGCCCACCTCAGCCTCGATGCGCGGATCAGGCGGCGGCGGTTGCGGCGGTTGCTCGCCTTCCTTGGGCGGCAGCAAGCCTTGCGACACAAGCTGGTGGCGGAAGGCGTCGGAGACATCCTCCGATCCGGGCAGGTCCAGGTTCTTGAGTACCTGATACGCCAGCAACATGCCGACCGTGGGCGAGATGGGGCCGATCTGGCCCGCAAGCTGCGTGAAGGCGTCGACCGACTCCATGCGCTGCGTGGCGTAGCTCGGGCCGACCGTCACCGCAACGTCATACTTGCCTTTGCTGATGTCGTTGATCATCACCGGCTGGCCCGTCTGCGGGTCTTGCACGGTCTGGTAAAGCTGCTTCCACTTCTCGCCACCATCGGCACCCAGGATGCGGACAGCGCGCGGCGTGTCGTATACCTGCGGGATCATGTCGATCAGGATTTCGTAGGTGTAGCGGATCGAATAGTTCAGGTTGTCGATGTAGTTGAACGTTGAGACCGCGCCTTGCGCCTTGCGGGCGTTGATGGCACGTCCCGATGTTTCATTCGACTGCGCACCAAGGCTGGCGTTGTAGATGCCGGTCGATGCTTTGATGTCCTCGTTGTCGAGCGCCGCAAGCTGCATCAGCGCGGCGGGAACTTCGGCCTGCTTGGACCGCTCCGGCATGCTTTCTGCGTTGTCGTTGACCGGCAGGTAGGGGTAGTCCTCGGCGTTGGCCTTGTTCCAGAAGGACTCCAGCCCCTTGATCCACTTCATCTTGAGGATATAGGGCGCTTTCGGTGCCTTGGCGACCGCTTCGGTCATCGCGGTGCGGTGCACGTTGTGAAGCCGCTGCTGGTCCTTGTTCTGGCGCACCATGCCTTGCCAGTAATCAACGCCCTCGATGTTCTGGATGTTACCCCACACTGGAACAATCGGGATGTGCTGGCAGGGGAACTCGCTTTCCTCGGTCAGGAACTCCGCACCATTGGTCATGCGCATGCAGACCTTGTGCGACTCGACCTCGCGTTCCTTGACGATGGTCAGCCCGTTCTGCTGCAACAGCGCGTCCACGTCGGTCACGGCCACGCCATCGGATGCCAGCTCGTCGGCGAAGATCTGATCACCGCTGGACAGCGCCAACAGACGACGCTTGACGGGCTTCTTGTACCAGTACTCCGCAATGCGAACCTGTCCAGCCTCGCGCCAGTCTCGGGCGGACGTGTCGTCGTCGAAGTCCTTGATGTCCTTGCCGTACTTCGCTTCGTATTCGGATTCGGGAATCAGTTCCTCGACAAACACGAAGTTGGAGTCGCGCCGGTCGATCTTGACGGCAGCGGGGTCAAATCGCACCGAAAACGGGTTGCGAATGGCCGTGATGAAGATGTCCTGATCGAAGGAACCCTCTTCCGAATAGGCCGTGGTAACGCGCCACACGCCGAAGCCGCCTTGCACGGCAGCCTCGAACGCGATGTCATACGCCTGGTCCGCGTTGCTCACGTCTTCGATGTTGCGGCACATGCCCTGCATGATCTCGGCCAGCGCCTGATCCGATTCCTCGACGCCGCGTACCTTGCCTTGCGGGCGCTGCTGGCGCATCTCGTTGATGACTTGACGGGTGTGCCCGAGCAGCTTGGGGAACTCGTAGCACGGGCGATCACCGCGTCGCGTCTTGAGCTTGCTGTCCCACTGATGGCCTGGCACGGCGACAAACTTGATGTCCTGCAAGGCGCGGTCATACGATTCAAGCGTCTGTTCCTTGGCGCGCTCATACCGCTTGCGCATCTCGACCAGCGGATCCATCTGTTTTGCCATCAGTAATCCACCGGGTAATCGACAGGTATAGCGGGCGCTACATCCAAAACTGGTTCGGCGAAGGTCAGTGCCACCGAGTCCCATTCGTCAGGACTTGGCGCGCCGCGCCTGCGCATGTCGTCTTTGCTTTCGAGTAATAGCCGCGTGTGGCTGTCGTATTTGTAGCCAGGGCCGCACGCATCGGCGTGCAATGAATCTTCGTCCGGGATGTCAACGCCGCCGACATCCTCAAGCCATTCCCGAGACTTCATCCACATCTCTGCGCGGCGGTTGAGCGGACCACCTGAAGGCTTGCCTTTCTCATCCAGCGGCGGCGGCTCGAACGGCGAGGATCCGAAGTTGACAGCAGTCACAATGTCGCCGTAACCCATCTCAACTAGACGGTCATAGACGCCAGCGCCAACGCCGCCGACGTCGATAAACATGCGCGCAGGCTTGTCTGTGTCGATCACCTGCTTGGCCCATCCAGCGCCCTGCATCGTGTCGAGCTTGTGCTTGCACGTAACCTTGCGGATCTTGCGGCCGCATCGCCACGTCATCGCGTGACGGTCCGATCCTTTCCAGGCTGGGTCATAGCCGATGACGAGCGGCCCGGATTCCTCGCGAACCGTCTTGCGCGCACGCTCAACCAGCTCAGCCGGGATATAACTGTCATGACCCGACATCTGGAACGCTTCAGCAGCAGTCGCCGGGTATTCCTGTTTGAACAGACTGGCCGACTTAAGCTCTGCAATCTTGTTGCGCCGCCACGCCATTTGCTGCTGGTCGAGGCCGTAAGCGTCGGCGTAGTCCTGCTCTTCGGGATCTAGTGCGAGCCCGGCAGGAATGTCCTTGCGGTATTCCTCTTGCCAGAACCACGGCACGAAGATGGCAATGAAGTCTCCAACGCCCTGCTCGGCGGATCGCCACTTCTGGTGAAAGAAGTTGCCAACGCCGTTCGCCGTGCTTTCAAGAACAATCTCTGTGCCGTCCTCATCAGGCACAGCCTGCAACACACCGGCTGCATGCGTTTCAGCGTGCGGCCAGAACGCGGCCTCTGAGCCATGGAATAGCTGGATGGTGCTGGATCGACCGACCCCCTTGGTTCCTGCGGTGCCGACCTTATAGCCGCTGTCCAGAAGGTCAAAGAACAGCTCCTTGGCGTTTGCCGCTCCCGTTGAAGGCCTGACGAACTCGGGGCACTTCTCGTGGAACCTGTTGACCATCTCGAACAGGTTCTGCGTGGCCTGGTCCTCATGCGTCAGGATGAACGTGCGCAAGCCGTGCCGGAACGTCGTTTGGTGGAAATAGCGGCCACCAATGTACGTAGAGCAACCTTGCTGACGGCCTTTCAGGATCAGTGCTCGGACGCGGCCTGTCGCGGCTTTTTGCGCCTCAATCCGCTCGTGGATGTAAAGCTGTGCGCGATTGAGTAGAAACGGTTCGGTGGCGCCTGACTTTGTGCGAATCTTCAGGCAGTTGCGGGCGTAGAACGCGAAGTCATCGCGAAGCCGTAATCTCTTATCCTGCAAGGCTGTCTAGCCACTGCTCGTGGGTGAGCGTTACGTTCCCGCTATGCGACAGCTCTGACCTTGCGAGCTTAGGGATGTGGTACTCGATAGCCTTGAGATAAAGCTCTGCAGCGCCTTTCGGGTCCGGCTTGGCGCCAGACTCCGGGTCGCCGTCTGCGGTGCGCTGAACCCATAGCTTGAACTCATCCGCCATCTCGTCAGCAATCAGCGCGATTGTCTCGCGGCACTTAGTTGTTGCCTTGTTGGGGACACCTTTGGGGCGACCTGGGCCCGGCGTTCCATCACCTACTCTCGGTTTCCCGCTCGTTTCTTTTACGGCATCCATCACACACTCACTGTCAGTTCCAACGCACCCTGAGTGCCCACAGGATCGCCGTAATAAGGCGCGTCTGGCACGGCTATACCGAACTGCTGGGACAACGTTCCGCCGTCGTCCAGCGTCGCTCT